ATCCAGTCATCACCGACGCAATCGCCAGTGACGACCTCCCAGTTGGGCGAGGTACCCCGCGCCAGGCGCTCCCACTTGTCTCGCAGGAATTCCCAGTTGGCGTCTCTGTGTCCACCGTCCGAACGGAACGGCACGATCACCGAAACCCTCATGCGACATACCCCCTTGTCGCCGGGTGCCGGTCAAAGTCCTCGGGGAAGTCTATGTCATCGGTCCAATCGTTGATGACCGTAAAGAAGCGCTGATCGATCCTGTGCCGGTTCAGCGGTATTCCCATGAAGCTGCGAAGTAGCATCCACCCTGCGGGACGTGTTATCCCCTGGGAGCGCCCGACTTCAACCCTTTGAAGGTGCGACTCTACGTCTGGGATATCCTCCGGCCACCATGAGTTCGCGAAGATCTCACCGTACGGCGTGCCGGTCAGACTCGAAGCTCCGTAGCGACCGAAAGCCTGGTACCCGTGGTCTGTGTGCGACATGATGCGCTTGAGCCCGATGCGCGAGAAGTACACATCACCGAGTAGAAGCACGGTTCGATCTGTGGTAGACCACAGTTCGCGCGTCGATTCAAACTCGTTCGCGCCAGTCACGTAAGCCACCCTGGCAAGACTGCCGTAGTCGTACCGTTCGTCACACGGAGGCGCGGACACTACGATGTCCTTCGTGTACTCGGATACCATGTTTACCGTTCTGTCAAGAAGCGCAACTCTCTCTTCTCCGACGCCCGTCCTTACCGGCGCGAAGTGGCTCGGCACGCCGAGGTGTTCACCCCACTTGTCCTGTGGACCAGCGCACGCAATTACTACCCTCATATGAACTCCCTTGGGAAGTCCCCTCCAACAGGGCCACGATTCGGGTAGAACTCACGCCCCTCGTTGCGCATGTCAGCGACGATGCCGGGGACGGCGGCGGGAAAGTTGGTCTGTAGGTGACCGATGATTACCCCGTTCGCCTTCCTGTCGGCACTGGCGTTGCGCACTGCGGCGCGACAAAGCTCCACCGACCGGAACCCGTTTGGCCCCGTGCCGTCCTCACGCCAGTCGCCAGCGCTTACCGTCCAGAGTTTCAGCGTGTATCCCAACTTCAGTGCTGTGTCGTACACGTTGGCGTCCCATGCCGAGTACGGAGGTCGTATCGCGTTCGTCTGCAAGCCCGCAGAGATCTCATACTCAAGGACGGTTTGGTCAAGCTCTGTCAGCCTGGCGTGCGTGTAGCTGTGGCTTCCGACGTAGTGGCCCTGCAAGCGCAGATCGCTCACGATGTCCATGCGTTCTTTGGCTTTTTCGCCTATCAGGAAGTAGCAGGCCGTTATACCCTCACCCTGAAGGTACTCGCCTACCTCTAGAGCACCTTCAGGGTTCCCGTCGTGCCAGTCGTCGAACGTGAGGATCATCTTCCCGGACCTGTTGCCCATACGGTCCAGTGACCTGCGTATGCCGGCCGGTACTTGCTGTTTCATTTGCACCAACACCCGCCTAGCTTCTTGGCCGTTGTGGTGCGCTTGCAGTAGCAGTTACCTTCGTTGAACACGATTGTCTGAAGGTCTCGCATGCGATGCTTCCACAGATGGCGATGCCTTACCAAGTCGATTGCATTCGCGGTGCGCTCGGCCCAGTCGGCGTCAGTGATGGAGTCGACCTTTTCGGCCAGGGCCTCAAGATCGCCTCTCGGGTATGTGATCATAACGTCGTCGGTGAAGCCCTGATCCTCGAACCCCGGGGTATGCGGATGAGCCAGCAGCCCACCTCGCCCCAGGGTGCAGGGAACCCGATCTGACCAGTAGTAGTCACTGGGCGCTGAATCCCCCAACACAACTCCAGCGCTGGCGTACAGATCGTTCAGCCTGTCTCCGTAAACCTGCCTCACGGCGTCCGGCGCTCGGCCGTAGATCTTGAACTCAGAACCGTACCGGCCTCGCGCCCAGTCCAGCAGTTCACCCCTGTCCGGGCCGTGGATCGATGGCACGTAGCCACCCACGAACAACGCCCTCATTGGGTCAGGGTCCGGGATTCCCCTGTATGAGTAGTCACTTCCCATTGCGGGCGGCATCCAGAAGTGGTTAACACCCCTCTGGAAGAACTGCCGTTGGTGACCACCGTCAGCCGTGAACACGTATTGGCAGGACCACCAGGGAGTCTTGCCTATCTTGCGCTCACGCGCAGGAACACCCCAGTACAGGTCCATGTGAAGCGCTACGGTCCTGGTCCCTCCGGCCTCAATCCGGCGCAACATTGCTTCAGTTGAGGAAGGGGGCTTCGGATTGTGTCCGTGCGTCATCGCCCAGATGAACAGGTCGGCACCCTTGCAAGCCTCAAGGATAATGTCGACTGGCGTGTCTCGGGCTGGGATGTGTCGAACATTCCAACCTATCTCCGTACCGCCCTGACAGAGGTCGTCCTTCCAGCGGTTGTCACCCTTGGGTAGCGGGATACCAAGAATAACGACCCTCATCACTTCACCTCTTGACGTATACCTGGTCGAACCAGATTGCACGGGGGCCGTGCGGCCACTCGTACACCTTGTTCCAGCCGTTGGCTTCCATGTAGGACTCGACATCCTCGCGCATGGGCTGACCTTCGTACTTGGCCTTGGTTCCCACCTCTATCACGATCATGTCTATAGATCGCAGGTCGGCACCCTCAAGGACCTGTGGCTCAGATCCCTGAGTATCAACTACCAATACGTTGACTGGAGTTTCGTGAGTAACCCACTCAGACAGCGGGTATATGGGCACCTCGAACCTCTGCACGCTTCCCAAGTCGATTGGCTCAAGGGATGCATCCACGATCCGCACCGACCGCGAATGGCAGCACGGAAACGTCTCGACTGTGCCCGTACTTCCCCTCCAACTGCGCGGCTAGATCAGGGTCCGCCTCTACCAGGATAATGCTACGGAATCCCAACCTGCGGTAGAGTTCAACCTCTTGACCCTCGTGAGCACCGACATGACAGACGCCCTCGGCGGACAGGCCGGTGTACTCAAGGATGCCGGGCCAATCCATCTGGTCCAACGTGTAGTGATGCGGCATTACTTGCCCTTCTTGGGCGCGGCCTTCTTCTTCGGCGGGAACGGGGGCTTGCCAGGGGCAGGCTTGGCCGGAGTCTTGCCAGGCATGGGCTTTGCGGGCGCGGCCTTCTTCTTCGCCGGAACTGCGGGCTTCTTCTTGGGCGGAGTATTCGCGTTCTTCGCAGCCATGATCCAGCCTCTCGGTTGTCCTCTTTGCCCCCACGGGCATGCGACCGGACGGTCCGGTCGTGAGGAGTAGCGGGAACAGGATTCGAACCTGTGACCTCTAGGCGATGAACCTAGCGAGCTACCTAACTGCTCCATCCCGCTTGGTCCCAGTGCACTTCCGCATGGTAGTGCGGCGCGACTGGGCAGTTGGCGAGGCGTCGGATTTAGCATCCTCTATTAAGGCAGCAAATTCTAGCTGCCGCCTCACCAACCATCCCTAACCCTCACTTCCGTTGGCCCATCACCACACCACGGGGTGATCGCAAGCCAACTACTGATGCAAATTAGGAAGATGCAATCGTTGCAGACGCCTGAAACGCGCCAGTATGAGACTCCACATAGCCCCGAACGTACCTGGCGTCTACCTTTGCATTCAGACCCCTATTTAGGTACGTGTCAATGCCGAAATCGCCAGAGTCCTGAATGTGCCAGTTGACCCCGTCATGCGAAACCTCTAGGCGAACCTGAAGGTGCGTAGGTGCCGTTCCTGCCTCAAGATTTAGAAACAGGGTGTGCGAACCAAAGGTTGCGCCCTGATCCACGGTAACCCCTGCGCCATTGCCGGTCGCTGACGACAGGGTAACCTGTGCGTCCGGGCCAGAGGCGATAACGTTGCACATGTGCTCTCCCTCAAGCTGAAGCAATCTTCGCTGTTAGGGCTAGCGAACCAGAGTGCGAAACCAGGTTCGCGCGAACGTACGCAACCGCAGCATGAACACTGCGCGCCCCAACGCCAGAAGAAGCGTAGTCGTACGTGTCCAACACCGCCCAGGAGGTGCCATCGTGCGATCCCTCAAGGTTCACGCGCGCGGACGTGGGCGTTCCGGTGAACGTTACGATCATCGTATGGTCGCGCAAAACGGCCTCAAAACTCAGGGCCGTCCCGGCTCCATCCGTTGTCGCACCGCTCAAACTCGTACCAGGGTTGGAAGAAGCGGCCATTGCATACCCCTTTCAAGTGGGAGACGGAGGCGAGCGGATTCTCGCCTCCGTCAACTGCCACTACGTCAGGAGGCGGAGCCGTGGACCAGGAAGCGGAAGGCGTCGTCCACCAGAACCTTGGACGAGTTCCGCCAGATCGCGAGCAGACCACGCTGACCGGTCGGGTAGTTGTTGCTCGTGCCGAACAGGTGCGGCACCAGCTCAACGCTCATGCCCACGCGGTCCACGATCAGGAACTGCGAGAAGTCACCGAACAGGAGGTACCGGTTGGTGCCGGTCGGGCCCGCCATGCTGGTGATCTCACGCGCGTCGTAGCCGATTAGCTGCGAGGGGGTCTTGTCGGCCAGGCGCACCCACAGGTCCGGACCGTCCGTGGTCGCAAAGTTCCGGATGTCGTTGTAGGTGGTCTTCGCGCCCAGGAACTGAGCACGCGAGCGCCAGCGCGGGGCGAGCGCCTCTTCCAGAGCGTAGATGTCCGCCGAGGAGAAGGTACCACCGTCCGGGACGGCCGCGTAGTGCGAGAGGGTCGCAACCACGCCGCCGGGCTGGTTGCCCGTGCCGTTGCCGGTCACGAACGACGTGGCCTCTTCAGTGTCCTTCGCGTCCTGGAGGATGCGGGTCACCTCGGACCGCATGGCAGCCCAGTCGGAGTCAAGTTCGACGGAGAAGGGGATGAAACCCGTCACGCGGGTCGCCTTCACGGTCGGCTGATCGAACTGGGGGCTCTGGGCGCTGACTTCGGCCGCTTCGTTCGAGCGAGAGACCGTCACCCCGGCAGAGGTGAGACCCTGCCACTCCTTACCGGTGATCTGGACGACGCGCGCCATGGAGCGCAGCGGGTTGATCACACCGTCAGAGGTGAGGATCACGGTCGGGTCAAGCTGGAACGGAACGGCGTAGCCACCGTCAGCGTTCGAGCCGAGGGAGAGCGCACGCGCCTCTTCTGCGGTCAGGCCGTTGGTGTTGAGCGCCTTCATGGCCTTGCCGAACGCGCGCTCGTACACCGGGGAGCCGGTGGCCAGGATGCGCCGGGCAAGGGTGCCCTGCTCGTCGTCACGCTCGACCAGGAGGCGCTCAATGCGCTCCTGCGCGTCCTCGCGGCGGACCTCGCCGGAGAAGCGGGCCTGCTCGACCGCCCGCAGGGCGTTGTCGCGGCAGAGCTGGCCCATCTCCTCGTAAGAGCGGGCCTGGCTGCGGATCTCGGCCATGTCGTAGATGTTGGCCGGACGACGAACGGGGCGCTGAGAACCGCGCTCCACCTGACGGGAGTTGCCGTTGGTGTTGGCGTTCTCCTCGGCCAGGGCGCGGAGCTGGGCGGCGCGCCGGGTCGCGGCCTCGATTGCGTCGTCGTGCTCGCCGAACTCGGTGTTCAGGCTGTCCCACTCGCGCTGAGTGTCCTCGGGCAGGGTCGCACCGCTGTACTCGGTGTCGATCTCGGAGAGCCGCGCCTTGATTTCGCTCTGACGGGCGACGCGCTCTTCCACAGTCATGTTGTCCATGACGGATTCCTTTCGAACTGTCTTGTCTCGTTTGGTTTCTGTCTTCTTCTCCGGGGTGACTGTGGAGTCGGCACCGGAAGTCCCGGCCGCATCTTCAGCGGTGGGAGTCTGCTCGGACCTCTCGTCTTCTTCAGTCTGAGAGTCCGAAACCTTTTCGTCCGAGTCCTCTGCTCGGGTTTCCTCATCATCGGTCATGCTGCGCCGGTACTGTTCGACCAGGGATGCGCGCTCTTCGTCGGTGAGATCATCGACCGATCGAACGCCTACCGTCGTCTGCTCGTACGCAGGGAACACCACCGGGCCAGCCTCAAATAGCTGGACCTCTTTGATGGTTCGCTTCAGCGGACCCCTGCCGCGACTGTCGTACAGCATCTCGTTCAACTCGCCGGGACGGACCAGGTCACCGGCGGCGTCGCGCCACTCGTCGCGGACCACGCGGAAGCGGAAGGACATTCCAGAGATTGCCCCACCCTCAATAGCCTGCCTGATGGGCTCAACTACCGGGTTGTCAAAGAGCCTTGCCTGCACGTAGAGACCCTGCGGGTCCTCGCGCAGCTCAACGATCTTTCCGATCGGGACGGACCCCGTGCGAACATCCTTGCCGTGGTCGAACTGGAGCACCGGCTTGCGTTCCGAAATGGTCTTCTTGAACGCGCCGGGCGCGATCTCCTCATCAAAGCGACCTTCGTAAGAGTCGATCTCAGTTGCTTCGTTGAACACGGCGGCGTATCCCTCAAGGGTTCGCCCGTCGTCCCCAGCGCCATCGTCGGTGGCCGCACGGAACTCAACGGACCGCAGGCACAACTTGCTTGGTATCGGCATTTTTCAACCTCCCTGTCATGTCTGCGGGTCAGTGCTTACCCTTGTGATGCGCGAGCTTCATATATCCGGGAAGCACCGCGTTGATGATGTTCGTCGTGAGTCCGTCAAGAGAATGGGTCGGAACGCCAGCCGCCTTGAGCGCAGCATGCAAAGCGGTCCACTTGTGCTCTGCTCCAATCCACTTGGCCAGCCCCTCGCCCGCCGTCCAGTATTCCCACAGCTTGTGCCCCGGACCGAACGGCAACTTGCTAACATCACGTCCCGGGGCTGGGGCTTTTGGGGGCGTTGGCTTCGGCGCACCGGTTCCAGGCTGCGGCTTCTTGGGCCCGTTGGCCGTTGGAACAGTGCTGCCGCCAGATCCAGTGCCGCCCGCGCCGTCCGGAGTCGTGTCAACTCCCATAGGAACAGCACCCTTTCCGATCGTGCCGGGGGGCTGCAACTGCACGGAGAACAGACCGGTATGCTTGAGATAAGACCAGTCCTCTTCCTTGATTGCCTGAACCACTGAATCGGGTTCATACCCAGCCATGATCAGGGTGTTGATCGTGGAGGATTCGGTCTTACGGATCTCGGCAACGTCCTGTTGGTCGTCACGGAGGAATGCGATGTCCCGGTCGTCGTACCAAAGGCGCGCATCCGCAGGGACGCCCCTCAGGAGGGGTTCATATGCGGCACTGATCGAACGCCACAGCGGACGGATCACCTTGTCGCCGAACATGTGCTTAGCTGCGGTGAAGTTACCGGAGTTGAGGGAAGATCCCTGCATACCCTCGGACAGGCCAACAAGGACGGGAGGTGTCTGCGCGGCTGCTGCGATCCGGGTTTCTCCTGCACCCTGAGTCGCCTTGAAGTCCATCTGCCGCAGATCCTTGCCGATCACCGTAACGTCAGCGCCGCCGCCCAGGTACATGGTCTCGTAAGCGTGCTCCACGCCGCCCTTGGTCGTGTTGACCATATCCATGAACGCTTGGAACTGCTCGTCAGTGACGGTTTCCTTGAAGGAGACCGCGATGTTCGGCGTTGCGGCGTTCTCAAAGAACTTGGACTTGTGGAGAGTTGCCGCCTTGTCCGCCATGATCTCCCGGATCACAGGCTGAAGCCAAGACATCCCGCGATACATGGCGTCAGGGTCGGGGATCGGCGACCAGTGGACGACCGTGCCATGACTTCCGTCGATCGGGTAGATCTCCCAGTTCTCCTTGGCCGTACCGCGACCCCCCGGCATGTAGACATAGCCGAGCACGTCTGATGCAACCGCCTGGTCCGGGGGCGCTGACAGGATGATGTCCACCCAGTCCGGGCGCAGTCGGCGCAGGCGCGAACCCTCGCGAACCACGTAGTGGTTGCCGCCCAGGTCTACGTCCTGGATTGCGCGAGCCAGAAGTTCACCGGTCGTTCCGTTCGGCCACGGCTTCTCAAGGATTCTGAGATCCTGGATGCCGAACAGGTCGCCGGGGCGACCCTTCCTCATGCGCTGTAGCTGGAACCTGGCCTCCGTGAACACCATGGAGCGCATCTGCATACAGGCGAACACGATCCCGTCGCTCTTGTAGCAGTTGTAGATGTGAGACATGAACTCTTCGTCATACTCACGGTCTTCGTTGTACCCGGATCGATTGATCCAACCTACCGGGAAGGGATTGTTGGGGTTCGCCAGGTTGAGGTAGTCATCAAAGCTGAGACGTTCCTCTGTCTTCTTGGACCGGAAGAGATCCCAGAATGTCGCCACTGTCACTCCTCCTTGTCAGAGACGTTGACGAAACTTAGCACCAGCAGCAGCCCGACACCCGAGCCACCCAGTCCGTACGCGCCGTATAGCCAGGTAAGCCCGGAAGCCACCATCATGAATGCCACAACGGCAACAGCGAGCATCTCAAGTCGCCTCATTTTGCTCCCTATCGACGTACCATCCATGGCGGAGAAACTGGCTTCTCGTTAACTACCTTCTTGTGTCCCCACGATGCAAGCGTTGCGCCGACTAGTGGCGAGATGTCCACGGCGGCCGAGCGCCTCGACCACGCCCAGGCGTCTGCTAGATCCCTCTTGTCGGCACCGGCAACGGCGTTGTTGAGAGGCTTCTGGTCCAGGTGAACTATGTTCGGCTGATTCCCCCTGCGGGGAACCACGCCCGCGTAGAACTCGCCACACGATTGGGCGAACTCCTGCATGGTCGGGCTGATCACCTTGATACCTGCGGCTTCCAACTCGTCAATGAACATGCCAGCCTGGGCGCGCTTGTCGATGACAACGGCCTTAGGTCGGTTGTTCTTCCAGATCTCTTTTACGCGCGGGACCACCCATGCGACACCGGGCTTGTGGTCGTACTCGTCCTGGCCCGTCACCTCAACGTGCATGAGCCCTTCGTCGTTTCGACCTGCGGCCGTTATGCACGTGTAAGTCACATCGGGCGTAGTGTCCACCGCTATCACGGAGTCAAGCAAGTAGGACTCAGCGAACTTGCGTGCCTCCCAAGCGTCTTTGGGGATGATACGCCACGCGTCGGCAGCAACAGGCCATGTTCCGACCGACAGTCGCTCACGCTCAAAGACCTCCGGGTCCATGCCGTAGAACTCAGACTGGATATTCTCGACCTGAAGTCGAATACCAAGCCCGGGGTTAGCTTTCGCCCAGCTCTCTGGATCACCAGTGTCGTCGTGATCCCGGCACCCCTTCGGGCACATGTCGTCGTGTGGGTCTATTGACCACTCGGCGAAGAACAGCCTGGGGTCAGTCTTGTTGATTCCTCGGTCGCGAGCCCGGCCGAAGTGCTCTGATTCCTCGTCACCCGCTGATCCTGCGTACACGATCTGCACGTCTGGACGGGCGGCTGTGGCCGGAAGCATGGCACCGACCTGTTCCTTCTTGAGGATCATTGCCTCATCCATCACTAGCTTGTCGATGGAGAAGCCACGCGCAGCGCCCTTGGTTCGCGTCTTGAAGATAAGGCGCTGTCCGGTTCGAAGGTTGATCGACTCGTCGCCGTGGGACCACTTGATTCCGCCGCGAGCCAACTCGGCCTTCAGCTCTGGAGTTCCTGACACCAGAGACTCAACGCGCTGGAAGTGCTCCTTGGATGTCGCAAACTCGTGCGCGGAGTGGCAGATCGTCTTAGCGCCCAGGAGGAACAGCCATGCAAGCTCAAGAGCCTCCATTATGGAGCCCTTGCCGTTCTGCCTTGCTACCACTAGCGCAGACTCATAGGCACTCGACTTGGGAACGTAGCGCTGAAGCACCTCGTTCCAGTACATCTCCTCTTTTTCGCCGAGGATCTGTTCAACTACCCAAGCCTGCCAAGGGTCCAGCTTCAATCCCGCCATGTCCGCAAGGGCGACTGCGGCGGGCCCGGCGCTGCCGACCGATTCGGGGCAACAGTAGAGCCGGGGTCGCTGGTGCCCCATAAGCTCGTCCCTGATGCTCATGCGACCCCGCCACCCTTCGGACGGCGAGTGCCAGAGGCGCGCTGTTGCGTGGGATCGCCCGGAGGGACCCTCTGGGGCTCTCCGCCATGTATGATCCGAAGCTTGTCCAGGCGGTTGGTCTCCTCGCCGCTCGGGATTGCCTCAATCTCAGACAGCACGGTCTGTAGTCGAAGGATCAGCGACGCCTGATCCCCCGTCCGGAGGCGGGAGTTCAAGCATGTGTTGCACAAGTTGCCCTCTAGCTGGTGCGCGATGTAGTCACGGATGGCCTCAAGCTGCACACGTCGGTCGTCGCTCTTGACTGCCTCCGTCAATGCTTCGCGCTCAACCATCTCAACTCACCTCAAAAATGCGCTCTTCCCTAAGGACTTGAGCGATGCGGGTTTCCTCAGGTATCTCGAACACTCGAACAGTGGCAGCGCCGTAGTAGGCACCCACGTCATTGGCGCTTGCGCTGGCCGTAGCCTCGTGAGCAAGCGCACCCGGCGACGGATTCACCTGTCCGGCTGCCGATGTGGCTACGGCGTAGTCCGCCGTAATGGCCCGGAAGGCACCCCCAATGGCCGTGTCCGCCTCGGCGGCGTCGGGCAGCGTGCCGATGCCGGCCTGCGCCTGGTAGGCGGCAGCCACAGCGTCCGGGCCACCGACGTTCATCTGCCTGACTTCGGCGTCGTAGGCGACTGCTGAGGCCGTCAGAGGGTCTGTACCGACCGCTGTGCCGGGCGGGTTGATGGCCAGGATGCCAGCAGCACCGCGAGTTGACGTAGAGGTCAGCGTGTGCGTCCGACTGTACGTCCCCGCAGTCACGGTCCCTGCCGAGTCGTACCAGCACGTACCGGCGTTCGCGCCGAGGGATGAGTTACTACCCTTGAAGTCGACGCGCTGAGTGCCACTGCTGGCGCTCCAACTCTTAGTTCCGGTTCCACTGCTGTTGTACTGAGTGGCGAAACTGACGTTCCACTGGCCATCGGTGCACGTGATGGAACCGGACGGGAACGTGTCGACAGCCCCGAGCGCCTGCATGGTCACGTCGCCGACCGGGCGAACCTGGTCAACGTTGCGATACGCGATGATCGTTGCCGCCTTGGACCACCATGTAGACGAGAAGCTGAACGTATAGCTGGAGCCCTCGGAGCTGGCTATCTTCCAGTACAGATTCACCGGCCCCATGGGCGATGCCACCGAGGCGCTTGCTACCGAAGTCCAGCCAGCGGGGCCGCCACTGGGGTTGCCGCCGATCAGCGCTATCATGAGATCGCCGTCAAGTACACCCGTGGGCTTGTTGATTGTGACGCTCGCGGCTGCCGTCGTGCCGAAGCCGGCCGAGTGCGATTCGCCCACGTACTCGATAACCGGTATGCCGCGCGTTGCATCACCCGCTGAAGCTACAGCAGTTGGCGCACCCACGGAGAATCCGAGCCCACCAGACGCCTGATTGGCGGTTGCTGCCGCAGTAGGCGTGTCAGGGTTGGGCGTGTTGCTCGCGGGCTTCAGGAATAGCAGACCATCGCCGCCATACCAGTTCGTTTGCCCGCCGGATGCGGTAGTTGAGTACGTCTGCGCGCCGGTCGAAGCGTTGAGTTTGTAGAACGCCCAGGCTGCGGAACCCGTGGAAGTTCCATTTCCAGCTACGACGGCAGATGTCATCCCACCGGGTGTCGACGTGGTAGATCCAGCAGCTCCGTTGTAGAACACGCCAGCGAACACAGCAGCGCTTCCGCTTGTCGTATTGCTGACGCTCGGAGACGTTACTGTCGCGTGATCAGTTCCAGACCAAGCCGCCTTGTCGTGTGCCACGATGGGCGAACCGGTGTCCACGCCTGAGAACACAAGAGCAGCAAGTGATCCCCACATGCCACCATTTGAGACCGAGACGGTTGTCTCGCTCCCCGTCGCAATCTTGTACCAACAGCCGTAGAATCCATCGGTTGAAGCAGTCATCATGTCAACCGACGTGTAGCCCGATACGGATGGGCTTCCCGCACCTGCGAGCCAGCCACCAGCGAACACCAAGATTATGTTCCCCGCCGAGATTCCGCCCGGTAGGGTGATCGACTTGGATGAGTCGCCGCTGACGAAAGCGCTACCTGAACCCACATACGCAATCGCCATGTTGACCCACCAATCACCGCGTCACCAGAAACACCCTCTGCTCGAACGGCACCTCAAACACTCGCCGTTCATCCTCAAGCGGATTCACAATCGCCGTACGAGACAGCGGAGCGCCGTAGTAGACGCCCTTGTCGGACGTGCTGGCCATCACGGTTGGCGAGTCCGGGAATGCCTGAAGTGCAATCGCCGGACCGTTCGAGACCGCGCTAGCAGTAGGGCAATCCGCGAACGCCGCATACGATGTGTTGTTGGCAGCAGCAACAGCAGTAGGCTGACCAGCGATGGGGCCGACTCCGCCTTGAGCATCGTACGCACCGGCCACCGCAGTTGGCGTGCCCACCATCATGATCATGGTGGTCGCATCGTTCGCGACAGCGGCCGAAGTCGGCGAGCCGACGATCATAGACGCTACCGTCGCGCCGTTCGCGGCAGCCGCAGCAGTAGGAGGCGTCTGACCGGACAGGTCGACCGACACGCCCAGGATGATGGGCTTCAGCGCAATGACGATGTTCGCATGAGTCGACGTAACCGTGCTGATCGTCGTCGTTCCAGTCGCACCGGCGCTTGCCATCACGCCGCCGCCGGTCGCAATGCCGCCACCGTCACCAGAGGTGTTCGCGTTCGACGTGAACTGCGTAATGCTGATGTTCGAGTTCGACCAAGCGCCGTTCGCCAGACCTAGCGTCGGATTGGATGCCGAGTCCGGGTCGACCGAAGTTGCTATGACCACAAAATCGTTGGCGTAGTTGGTCGTCACGCCAGTTGCGCTCGCGGTGCCACTGGACGTTCCCGTGCTCGTCTGGAACGCATCAATCGGGTTCGTCGGATCGATGTAGCGAAACGAGTTGATGACCGCTAGCGTGTGGTCACCAGAGTCCGCCACCGTGGGCGAAGTGTCCCCGCCCACGGCCCACTTGTAATACGACGCCAGTTGGGTTGCCGTAGCCGAAGCAGTGCCGATAGCCGTCCATCCCGCTGGGGTTGTGAACGAGGCCGATGCGTTGCCCTCAACGTGCAAGATCATCAGGTCGCCGGCAAGCGTGCCAGACGGAATCCCGGGCGTCACGCTGCCGGTGCCGCCGACGAAAGAGCCCCAGTTGACCCACTCCGGCGGGTTGGCAACTACCGTTGCGTCGTTGGCCGTTGCTGCCGCCGTGGGGGCACCCGCAGGGGCGGACCCGGCGGCGGGGTTGAGGAGGAAAGCGCCTTTGTCGCCCGCCGCTGAGGTTGGGGAGCGGGTTACCGTTGGGGCGAATGCGCCAGCGGAGAGCGACTGATATTCAGCCACTACCATCGATGTATTATCAGGACTTCCACCCGCAACGCCGAAATCCGCACGCTCGAACGTAACTGTAGGAGATCCAGACTCTGCGTACGTACCAGGAGTGTTCGTGCTTCCAGCGTATCCAACGCCGAAGACCATTCCCCACTGTCCGGCCGTTGCGGTTATCGATGCCGGACTAAAATTCGTAGTGCCACCGGCGGACGCTATCGTCTTGTTGGTTGTGTCGATCGGCGTACTGCCATCTACGCCTCGATACGCCCCAATCCAGCCACACGTTACCTGAGTTGTGCTCAATGTAACCGTGTAGCTGCCGGTGCCCTCGCTGTTCGCTATCTTATAGTAGACGGAAGTCTGATCCTGGGAACCACCAGACCGGGCAGTCGTCTGCATCAACAGTGTCCAGCCGGAGCCGGACAGCGTTGCGCCCTTTCCGCCGACTATCGCAACAACCAAGTCGCCATCAGTGTTGGTTGGTTTAGCAACCGTGTAGGAAGTGGCATAAGCGGTCGTAGTACCCGTATTCCCCGCGACGAACGAGATTGCCATTGTCCGCCGCCTCCCTCACTTACATCACATGCTTATCGTGAAGATGCCGGACGCATTCCAAACAACCGTGAAAGTTCCGGCAGTTACAGACTGGGCACCTCCGAAGAAGTTGTAGCAAATGCCCTGATCGGCAACTCCACCAGCACCGGCCGCGATTGTGTCGTCGTACAGCATGCACCCATACACGTTCGCCAGTGTCACGGAGCCGGATGATGCCGTATCAGTCGCGTCGAATGTCACAAGTCCAGAAGTTGACGCAAGCGACATCCCGGCCAGGGTCTGCCCGGTGGCGGGCCAGTTTGTGTCATAGACCTGGTTTCCACTTACCCACTGACCTGCACCGTAGGCGCTGTTGGCCAGAGTGTCATTCTTGTTGGGCGTTCCGGCGTTGCCGTACAGGGCAACCTTCGTGACGTCCTTCATCAGACCCGTGTAACCACTGGGAATCTGGTGGGGAGTTGTCGTCTGGCACTCCCCTAGGACTGACTGTAGGAACCTGTTGAAAACCGCGCTTCCGCTTGACCAAGTCATTGCGGCTCACTCCCCTTTCTTGAAGAAAACGCTCACTGCTCTATCCTCACTTCGATACCGTCAGCAAACGCCGCTCGGTCCGTGCTGCCATCCGGGCGTACTGTCTCAACGGCCATGATCGGCCGCCCGTTGTCATCGCGCGTCGTCAGCGCCTTGCCCTCGTAGTCCTCACGCACCACGGCGCGCACCTGAGTGCGAGCGCCTCGCAACCGGTCGTTCTCCTCGGCCGGGATCAGCGGGGCCAGGATGCCGGACAGACCGGCGCACTGATGCATCTCGGTGTGGGGCTGCGCGATGCGCGTCACGGCCGTGACAACACAGTTGGGGCACGCCCAGTGCTTCTCTGCGCGAAGGATCGGGATGTCGGTCATGCGGGTTTCCTCCGGGGTTCGTGAGCGAAGCGTCATCGGTCGCGCACTCGAATGGTGATCGTTCGATCGTCCTCGCGGCCCTGATTGGTCACGATGTGATTCACGACGACATAGGGCAAGCCGGCTTCTCCACCGGAAAGCCAAACCGTCGTGACGCTCGCAGTTGCGGAATCCGAAACCACCGTGATCCCAGCGCTAGGCGTCCAGGTAGATGACGTGATGATCTCATTGGTGGCCAGCCACTTAGACCAATCCAGGGCGTAATCCAGGATTGCATCCGGGTCCTTGTCCCAGGACGGAGTAAGCAAAGTCGCCATGTCGCTGATACCCCTTTCTGGGCGTCCGGGTTTGCAGTAGCGATGCGGCGCGAACGCCGCTGTGGGGTGCGTCTGGGGCCGGTTGGTCTCGCGGACGGCCGCCGCGCCGCATCAGCACTTCGGCTCGTCGGCCTACTAGGTTGTGCGGAGACAAAAGCGCAGGTCAGAGGCTTAAAGCCCCGCCTGCGGAGGGGTACCCTCCTAAGCGCCGCTGCGGACATTTGGCTTAGAGAGAGAAAGGTCGAT